TAGAGTCTTCCTATAAAGAAAGATTTCAAGAAAGTCTTAACTTAGAGTCTTCCTATAAAGAAAGATTTCAAGAAAGTCTTAACTTAGAGTCTTCCTATAAAGAAAGATTTCAAGAAAGTCTTAACTTAGAGTCTTCCTATAAAATTAGAAGTTTTGACAACCTATCTGTTACGTCCTCTTACTCTGAGAGGTTAATTACAAACTTAGCTGTTGAGTCAAAATACTTTGAGAGGTTTGTAGGCAGTTTAAGCATAATTAGTGATTACTTAACTAACTCTACGGATACAATATACGCTTTAGATATAGTTTCAAAATATTTATCTAACCTGTCAGCAACTTTAAGTGTTAGTTCAGCTTACACAGAAAGACTTATCAACAGCTTAGATATCAAGTCTAGCTACAAAATATTTGAAACTTTTTCTTTAGAGATACCTTCTAATTATAAAGTATTTCAGACTTCTTCTTTAGAGATAGCTTCTAGTTATAAGCAAACCTTAAACTCTGCTGTAACAATAACAAGTAATTATAAAGAAAGAGCAACAGGGAGCCTAGATATAACTGTTAGGTATAACGGTGATGTCATCATTATACTAAGCACTCCAAGTGTTCAAGTCTTTATAGCAGAAGCCTCCCACAGTGTCTCTATTAGAGAAGCTACCCAACAAATTAACATTACAGGATAAACAATGGCAATCACTTTCTTTAAAACTACAAATAACTTAGGAGGAGCTGCTACAGCCTCTTCTACAGACGGATCAGACTTGTTTGATGCTTTTACCGATACAGAGACCTCAGATGGCGCTGTAGTTTATGCTTGTATCGTTCTTGAGACTGATGTGGACTACTCCAACGCACGTATCTTTATTGATAGTGAGACAGCACATGCGAATGTAAACTGGACTCTAGGCTTAGGCAGTAGCGCAATTAACGCAACAGAGCAAACCATTTCAGACGAGAATACTACTCCTAACTCTATAACTTTTACAGATGATGAGGGTATCTCAAACGCTTTAGCTATTGGGGATATGTCTTCAGGCGATAAAAAAGCTATATGGGTTAAGTGTACTATTACAGCAGGAGCTTTAGCTAAAGACAGCTTCACCTTTGCACTTAAAACAGCTGGCGGTGTAGGTGAATAATAATGCTTTATATTCAGGCAAGAAAGGGTCGTGAAGGCTCTGTAAGTGTAGAGATTAAAGAAGACTCTGAAGGAGGTTTGAACTTTACAGCAGTGCCTATTACGAGAGCTGTTGTGGCTATAGGTGGTAAGTTCTTAGATACCTCAAGTTCTGACTCCTCAGGAGATATATCCTTTGTAGCTAATAAGGTCACTTTTAAGAAAGGTGCTTTTGACTTAACTAAAGGGGAATATCCTGTAGAGGTTATAATCTTTAACTCTACATACCCAGAAGGCAAGACATATATAGGTGAAGGTTTTGAATACAGCATAATTAGCGTGTTTGATGATGTGCCTTTACCTTAGATAATAATTTAGGAGGAAACATGAAAGACTTAATAAAAGAAACAGTTTACGGACTAACAGGTGAGTATGGGCTAGTAGCTAAAGTTGTAGAGCTTACTCAAAAAGGAAACGATGTATGTATTCATTCAACACACGCAATGGGGTTAGGTACTTATCTCCTAGCTTATAAGCCAGCTCCAGTAGAAGACCTAGTTGACGATGAAATCATTGGTCCAAGCTTAGGAGATGATGATCAAACCTTAGATGAAGTCACTGAGAAAGAAGAAGTGCCACTAGATCTTACAGCTGAGTTTTCCACGGTAGCAGCTCCAGACTTTACATTAGCCAAGGCAATACTAGCTGCATCAGGATCGGAGGGAGAGGCTAAAGCAGACCTAATTAAGTACGCAACCTCTTTTGAAGGTATTGAAGAGTCACTCTTTGACAAACGTAAGAGCTTTGGTAAGTTACTTGCAACTTTTCAAGGCAAGTGGGGATACCTAGCCAAGAAGTAATACCTATATTGGAGGGGCAATGAGTAACGAATCAGTAGTAGTAGCCCCTCAAAAGGGTAAACAGGAGTTAGCTTTAAACCTAGACGCAGACGTAATATTCTGTGGAGGATCAGCTGGATCAGCTAAGTCTTTCACATTACTTATGAGAATGCTTAGGTATATGGAAGACCCTTATTTTGACGCAATATATTTTAGAAGAAACACCACTCAGATAAAAGGTCAAGGTGGTTTATGGGAAAATGCTAAAGACCTCTATATGGACTTTGGAGCTAAGTGTGTTGACTCTAAGTTAGAAGCTAAATTTCCCTCAGGGGCTAAAGCTAAGTTTCATCACTTGGAATATGAGAAGACTAAACTAGAACATCAAGGACTAGCTTACTCCGCAATCTTATTCGATGAGCTTACACACTTTACAGAGACTCAGTTCTCTTACTTATTATCTCGATTGAGATCTAAGTCTGAGGTTAGCTCTTTTGTAATGGCCTCGATGAACCCCGAAGCAGATTCTTGGGTTCTTAAATGGGTAATGCCTTTCTTAGATGAAGATGGCTATTTTAACGAAGAGATGGCAGGAAAGCTTTTATACTTTGTAACTGTTGAAGGACAGCCTGTTTTTGCAGAGTCCAGAGAAGAGTTAAACGAGAAGTTTCCTCATCTAGTGTATGTCTACAATAGAAACACTAAAGAAAAAGTCTACGTTCCTCCTAAGAGCTTTACATTCTTAGGTAGTACAATCTTTGATAACCAGATCCTTATTGATCAAAACCCTAACTACTTAGCAGAGCTACAGTCTCTTCCAGAAGTCGAAAGAGCCAGATTGCTACATGGCAATTGGTTTGCAAGAGCTGAGGGTAGTGGTTACTTTGATAGAAACGATTTAAACAAGCTAGATAAAGTCCCAGAGGGTATAACTGTAAGAGCTTGGGATAAAGCTTCATCAGAGCCTTCGGAAAAAGAAATGTTTCCAGACTTTACCGCTAGTATTAAGATGATTAAAATGCAGGATGGCACTTTCACTATAGTTGGTGACTTCTGCCCAAGCAACGAAGAGAAGGGTGGTTTGTATAAGGGTAGGTTTAGAAAGAAGCCAGCCCAAAGAGATGCAATCATCCTACAACAATGTTCTTGGGATGGCAAGGAGTGTAAAGTCATACTCCCAGTCGATGTAGGAGCTGCTGGTAACACTGAGTATCAGTCTTCAGCAAGACAACTTATTATAGAGGGCTTTATAGTAAAAGCAGACCCAATGCCTACTAACAAATCTAAAGTTATTAAGTATTCTCCTTTTAGTTCAGCGTGTGGAGCTGGTTTAATCAATATAGTGGAGAGTTCTTTTCCAGACAGACAAACCCTAGAGATGTTCTACAAAGAGAACGAAGCATTCTCAGAGGAAAGGTCTACAAGACAGCGCAAAGATGATTGGCCTGATACATGTGCTACAGCGTTCAACTATTTAGCTAAAGAAGAAAATATCCCAACCTTTGTGCTACCAGAATTTAAAAAAGTTAACCCATTTATAGTCTAAGGAGCGAATCTTGGCAGAAGAAGAAGATGTAAAATTAAAAGCTGGTTCTGGCGATCCTCCTTCAGTACGTATGGGAGAGATTGGCACAATAGGACTTGCTACTATAGATAAATCTGTAAGAGAGCAGGTTAAGAAAGAACTACAATGGCCTCAGGTTGCTAAAACCTACAAGACCATGATGAATGACCCCATGATATACGCTGGAGTGTCTCTTATAGAGATGATGATAGCTAAAGTCAATTGGCATGTCAAAGAGCCTGAGAATGCTACAACTGTCCAGAAACAAAGAACAGAGTTTATTCGTCAGTGTATGCATGACATGGAACATAGCTGGGAAGACTTTATAAAAGAAATACTCTCTTACCTAACCTACGGGTTTAGTGTTCATGAGAAAGTATTCAGACGTAGAACTCTTAGTAAAGGCTCTAAGTATGAAGACAATCTAATAGGGTGGAAGAAGTTAGGTATTCGCTCACAGGACACACTAGCGCAATGGAAGTGGTCTAAAGATGGTCGCACACTAACTCACGTATATCAAGATTTAAACAGAGTTAATAGTTCATCCTCAGACAGGTTCAACTTTTACTTTAACTCCGCTGACAAAGACCCTGAGGGACTCAAGATACCTCGTAACAAGTTCTTACTCTTTAGATATAATGCTAAGAGAGATAATCCGATTGGTAATAGCCCTTTAAACGCTTGCTACGTACCCTACAAGATAAGAACGGTTATAGAGGAAAGGGAAGCTATAGGGGTACAGAGAAACCTTGAAGGAATGCCTGTCTTAGGTCTACATCCTAAGTATATGTCTCCAGATGCTACTCCAGAAGACGCAGCTGTATATGATTACTACAAGAACATTATGCGTAACATTCAGAACAATGAGCAAGGGACTATCATATACCCTCTTATGTACAATGACGCAGGCAAGAAGATTGTAGAGTTTGAATTGATGTCCTCTAAAGGAGGTCAGTCTCAAGACACAGACAAAATTATTAAACGTTATGACGATAAGATCCTAACAGCGTTGTTTGCAGATATTCTTAAGTTAGGTCAAGACTCTCACGGTAGTTTCTCACTAGCGGGTGCTAAGACTAACATAGTCGCGGTAAACATAGAGTCTAGGCTTAAAGAGATAGCTGGTGTAATCAACCAAGACCTTGTAAAGCAAACATATGAGATGAATGGTTGGACAGACACTGTTAGAGCCACTGTAGTCTACGAAGATTTAGATGAAGAAGATTTAGATATATTCTCTAAGCTTGTTCAACGTGTAGGATCTGTAGGGTATCTACCTAGGGATAAGCAAACAGTTTCAGAGGTAGCTAAGAGAGCTGGTTTTACTAACCCAGACAGATTCTTAGATATGTCAGACGCAGAGTTTGAGAAGTTATTTCCTGAGGCCACTTCAAGATCTGGAGACGGGCTAAAAACTGCTGGTGAAGGCACTAGCACAGAGGCTGGAGGAGATGATAAGTCTACGTCTAACACTGAAAATTCTTAACAAGGATAACATAGATCATGTCTAACAAAACACCAAGATTAATGAACAAGTACATTTACAACACGCCCTTGCTTAGTACACAAACTCAGTTAGAGGATATTGTATCTTACTTAAACGATAGAGGCAACGAGCTATCCATCAGAGGAGATTTACAGGCTAAAGGATCTGATGGATCTCTTGGAGAAGGCTCTATAGCTTTAATACCTGTAATGGGAGCTTTGACATACGAAGAGACTTGGATGGACGCAATGTGCGGTATGTCTAGCTACCAAGGTATTTTAGGTATGGCTCGTCAAGCTATCTCAGAAGGGTTTACTACAATAGTTTTAGATGTTAACTCAGGAGGTGGTCAAGCTTACGGAGCATTCGAAACAGCTGAAGAGTTTAAGGCAATTACTCAAGCAGCTGGCATAAAGACTATTGCTTACGTAGATGGAATGTCTGCTTCAGCAGCTTACGCATTATCAATAGGAGCTGATGAGATCATATCAAATCCCCAGTCTCAAGTAGGTAGTGTAGGTGTGGTATCTCAACTAAGAAACACATCAGAAAAAGATAAGAAGGATGGAGTTAGCACTACGTATGTATACGCAGGAGATTCTAAAATCCCTTACGATAAAGACGGAAGCTTCTCAAAGAGTTTTATAGACGATTTACAAATGAGCATAAATGGTCTGTATGAAGATTTCTTAACCCACGTATCTAGTATGCGGGACATAGAGAAAGAGGCTGTAAGGTCTACCCAAGCAAAAGTTTTCTCGGCTGATAAGGCTCTGGAAATTGGTTTTATAGACAAAATCATGACTAGAAATCAGTTTGCAGAATACCTTGCAGATATCCAAGAAGCAGGAGATAACAATATGAGTATAAAGTCTCTAAACATTTTTAATAAAAAAGAGGAAACAACAGACATGACAACAGAAGAACTTAATAAGTCACTTGCAACAGCAATGGCAGATAAAGACGCAGCTCTCTCTCAAGTATCTACACTAACAGAAACTTTGACAGCCAGTGCGCTTGAAGTATCTCAACTAACCGCGAGCTTAGGTGAAGTTAAAGCTTCCTTAGCATCTCTTCAAGAAGATAACGAGACCAAAGAACTTTCAGCACGAAAGACAAGCCTCTCTGAAGTCTTATCAGCAGAAGCCGCTGCTTCTGTATTTGAAGCTACTAAAGGCTTAAATACAGAGAACTTTGGATCTATCCTAAAAGGTTATCAAGCATCCTACAAAGCGGAAGATAATACAGAAGCTTTTAATGAGCTAGGTATCGGCGCTGAAGGTAAAACTGAAGTCCCTGAGATGAGTTCTGTTATGGCTCTAATCCAATCAAACAAAAAAACTAAGTAAGGAATAAATAAATGAGTGCAATTGCAACAAGAGAGATGAAGCTAGGTAATTTACTTAAGTGTGAATATGGCGCATCACATGGTTACTGCCGCGAAGCCCGTACTGTAACTTTGACACCAACTTCTTCTATCGGAGATGTGTTACGTACAGTCAGTGGTAAGGGTGTCTTAGTAACACAAGCCACCACAGCAGACGCAGATGGTGTTTTAGTAGAGCCTACCATTTACACACTACGCCCTAAGACAGGTACTGTAGATGTAGTAGCTGCTGTTCTAGTTCGAGGCCCAGCCATTGTAGCAGACGGAGCTTTGAAGTTCGCTGCTGACATTAATACAGATGCTGAGAAGCTTGCTCTATACGCAGTTCTCGAAGGTCTTGGTATTTTAGTTCGTAAGCAAGTTTAATTAAATCAAATAAAGGATAATAAAAATGGCAGTAGTACGTAGTATTGAAAACCCGAACCAAATGGTTGACTGGACAGATGAAATCAACGAGATTGAGAACCAATACGGTTTCGTTAAGAGTCAAAATCTGTATAACGTCAAGGGTACTTCACAAGATGCAATCATCTTTGATAAAAACTCTCACAACATTACTCTTTTACCTCAAGCTCAACGTGGTAGCAAAGAGTCAACTTACAACAAAGATCGTCAACTAGATACGTTTAGTTTGCCTCTTAGTTACTTCAAGCACAGCGATCAGATCCTTCCAGAAGACATTCAAGGTTGGAGAGCGCCTAACGGTGAAGGTAACACAGAAGAGAGCCTAGCGCGAGTACGTTTAGAAAAACTTACTGACATGCGTTTGACAGCGGATCAGACTGACGAGTACATGCAGTTACAAGCTATGAAGGGTATCTTTAAGACTCCTGATGGTCGTGTCATGGCTAACATGTTTGCTCAGTTTGGTATCACCCAAAAAGAAGTAGACTTCGAGTTAGGCACAGCAACTACAAACATTGACGATAAGATACTTGAAGTTAAACGTCACATTGCAAAGAACGTTAAAACTGGTGGAGCAATCCAAGGTGTAGACTTCTATGTAGACTCTGAGTTCTTCGATAAGCTTATTAGCCATCCTAAGTTCCGTGAAGTGTATAACCAGTATCAGAACTCAGGCAACCAGCGCCTACGTGATGACTTAAGTAACTACATGACTTGGGGTATCTCTGACGTTGTAGAGCATCGTGGCGTTCGATTCATCTCTTATGACGCTGACTTTAACTTGCCAGATGGGACTACTGAGAAGTCGTTCGAGTTGAGTACTGGTACAGCTGTTGCTAAAGGTGTACGTGACTTGTTCCGAGGCTATAACGGTACGGCTAACAAGATTAGCACAGCCAACAAGATTGGTCAAAGTATCTACGCCTATGAGTATGCTGATCCTCGTGATGAGTATATTGATCTACAGATGGAGATGTCTAAGCTGTACTTCTGTACTAAGCCTAACTCTATCGTATCAGTAGTTAGTTCAGACTAGTAATAATAAGGAGGCTCTCTTAGAGGGTCTCCTTTCTTTTTATCCTTAGGAGATTAAATGTCTTATACTAATGACCCTAACAACCCTTTAGACAGGGTGAGGATGAACATAGGAGACACAGACATTGACAATGAATATATGTCTGATGCGTGGTATATCTACTACTACACTGCTATGAATCAAAATGAAGTCTTAACTTCTGTGGAAGTGGCTAAGAAAGTCTTAGCAAAGTTTACAAGTAACACTCGTGAAATAACAGACCAAGTAGAGGTATATGGAAATGAAACATTTAAACAGTACCTTGAATGGCTAAAAGAATTCATAGAAAATCCTTCCTTATCGGGATTAAGAAGCCCTGTACCTTATGGAGGTGGCATTTCTTTAATAGATATTGACAATAATAACATTAACTCTGACAACAACACGTTAGGGATTAAGACTGGGTTCACAGCAGACCACGATGAACTCACTTGGGATCTGGATAACCCTTACTATGATAAAAACTAGAGTTATAAGAAAAACTAGAAACATAGACAAAATGATCGAGAAGATCAAGGCTCTTAAAGCTGCAAGTGTGCAGAGTGGCTATTTTATAGAACAAGGTATACATAGCACAATAGGCATACCATACACAACTCTAATGCAAAACCATGAGTTCGGCTTTGGAGTTCCTCAGAGACACCTAAGGCAGAGTGCTTTTGACGTAGTATCTAACTCCAAGATAAACCGTAAAGAGATTAAGAACTTTCTGTTTACTGGTGAAAACTTAGACACTTACCTTAACAAGTCTGGTGCTAGGATTGCTAATACTGCTAAGAGTTTGTTTGGTGTAGTTTCTCCTCAAGTCCCAAGTAACGCACCTATGACAATCGCACTAAAGGGTGGCAATGACACTCCTCTAGTTGACACAGGTGAACTGAGAGATGCTTGGTCTTTTAGAACTTCTTCAAACTTATCTATAAGGGGCTTTTAATGAGATTACTTAGAAAGACTTCCTTTGTAGCTAGAAGGTACAAAGAGAACGGTGGAGAGTTTGATGCAAGCTTTAATTGGGTCAAAGGATCTTACACACCAATATCTTTTAAGTGTTCCTTACAACCTATAAATAGAGGCCAAGACGTTAGGCTTTTGCCAGAGGGAATATCTGCTAGAGATGCTTACTTAGTCTTAACTAAGACAGAGTTGCTAGAAGATGACGAGTTCCTAAATCAAAAAGCTGACGAGATAGAAATTAAAGGTAGGACTTTTAAAGCACACAACGTAGCAGGATGGATTGGCAATGGGCTTAAGTCAGATCATTATAGATGTATATTTATACGGAATGACAAAAAATGAAGAGCCCTAATGATTACGTAGTAGATTTAATAAAAGTAGTGTCTGCAAGAATAGGGCATAGACTTACAACTATAAAACAAAGTGGTTCAACAGTTCCAGCGGTGTTTCCATTAAGAAGTAAAGCCCCAAGAAATAACTTTCCATTTATTGTCATAGACCACTTAAACATCTTCTCAGAAGGTGAACAAGTACTTAATAGTTACTTAGAAGATGGCACAAAATTTGTAGAGGAGTTTGCAGGTAATTATACATTTTTAATTCAAGTTGAGTCTAACCAAGAAGGTAATGCTTTAGGTATAGCACAAGAGTTAAACAAAAGATTAAGAGGCAGCTTAGGCAAACAGGCTATAAGTGATACTCTTGGTGGAGAATTGAAGAGCATGTCAGAGGTGAGTTTTGCTAGTAACCTTATGACTAATGACTTCAGTGAAAAAGCAAGATTTACTTTAAACATTTCTGTAATTGACTGCATCATAGACGAAAATCCTTACACTATTGAAACAGTAAGTGTAGAGGGAGATTTAACCCAACCAGACTCTACAATTAGCAAGATCAACGTAGATGTTCCTAACTAGACCATAATAGAACACAGGAGTTTCAAATGGCAACACATAGAGATTTAAGCATAGTAAACATCTCATTACAAGATAGTGGAGTGTCTGCGGATGGTTTCGGTATCCCTATATTCATTTCATCAAGTAGATACTTTAAAGAACGAGTTCG